GATAAGGGTACAATCGTATGGGATACGGGTGACATCTTAGAAGAATGTTATCATATCCTGGAGGGATCCAACGACGAAGATTTCGACGAATGAAAGGAAACCGGGCCCGCATGGATGACGTAAGTTGTTGCTACATAAGGACTTACGAGTATTAATAAAAATATATATAAAATACTAAAGAATTCTATTGACAACGACGATATTATATAGTAGAATGATGATGTGGCGGGCAGAGTTGCCTAGGCGTTACAGACCGTTGAATGATTATCCAAGTCTGTGGGTATTAGTTCAAAAGACGACCTACCGGGTGCAAGTCCCGGCGACCATAGCCGCACATTAAGATGGATAAGGCGTATAGCACCTAGGCAGCCTGATAGCTATACGGGAAAGTGTTGCCCTAGAACGGGTTTCACCTAAGTCCTACGATACAAACAACTGGTGACCTCTAAGGAGAGTATCCGCTGAGAAGGCATTGACCAACAACGCAGGATTCTATACCTTCCGGCTAGGCCGGGGAAGATTGGACCAACATCGTATAGACGCCAGTTTGTTTTACCTAATCTAATAAGATTAGTTCAGATGGTTGCAGTCAGCAAAAATAATAAAGTCTTGACAATAGTATGCCGATAATGTATACTAGGGAAAAGGAGAAAATTATGAAATACAAAGTACGGTTTCACTTGCAACGTGGTCAGCACTACATGCACTGGCAGATCAAGGCATGGGATGGTACAGTCAAGTATCTTGATCCACAAAAGTATCAGATCGAGATGAGAGGCTGCACACTAATCAATAAAAAAAATGCTGCCAAGAAAGTTCATGCAGCAGGTAAGAAGGATGTTTGTGGTTGGGTAGAATGTAACAATTTTGATATACTAGAGAAAGGTAGTATACCTATTGACAATTTGGAAAGATTATCGTATAATCCTATAGTCGAGCCACGTTGGAAGCGTGAGGATGATGACGGTGATTTTGATTGGGATGACTATGACTTCGATAGTCTGGTCACGGACGGTAACAGAGTACACATACTTGAGGAGGTCTGCCATGCCTAACTGGTGCATAAATAAGTTGACTATTAGACACGATGATAAGTCTATGCTGGACAAGTTCGAGAAAGCATATCGTGACGATTGGACGATTGAAACTTTCCTGCCTACTCCACGAGATCCCGGTGATCCAACAAGGTTGATAGGTGAGGGTAAGTCTTTTAGTGATAAAGATAATGTCAACACTTGCTGGTATCTGTGGCGTTTACAGAACTGGGGTACAAAGTGGGATATTGGTTGCAAAGACGGATATGGTCTGGAGCCAACTAGAGTAGACAATGAACTCAGTATAACGTTCGATAGTGCATGGAGTCCTCCGTTGGGATTCTATGAGAGGCTGATAGTCTTGGGATTTGACGTACAAGCGTCCTATTTTGAGCCAGGAATGAGTTTTGCCGGAATTTGGCACAATGGTAGGGATGATTTTTATGAGGGTAACTGGAGGGATTTTCCAGAAGCTCTACGAGATGAATTTGATATGCAAGAATACTACGCAGAATTAGAAATAGGAATGGAGGATGAGAAAATGTAAAGTTTATAGTTGACGCATGACGATAAGTATAGTATAATGGTTGTACAGTTTGGTTCACTTTTTTTCTTGGAGATTATTATGAAGGCTTTTTCTTTCAATGTTACGATTGCTGCATCTGCTCTTGACACTGAAGTTGTTGAGGACACAATTCGACAGGCTCTTACTGACGGTTTGCCAGAGGAAACTCTCACGCTCGTCAAGTCTGATGGTGTCAAGGAATATTCAGAGCAAGGTTGGAAAGTGGCACGGAATCGTAAGTTCGGTATCGGTGTCAAGGAAGCAGGAGATGCTCACAAGGCAACTCTTGTAGTCGAGTCAGATAAAGCTGACGCGATTCTTCCGGGAGTCTAATAGAATAGTCAGGGCCGCAGCGTCAATGGGGATATCCAAGACTGCGGCTCTGGCTTTCTTTTGGCTCCGTAGTTCAACGGATAGAACAGTGGTCTTCTAAACCTCAAATGTGAGTTCGATTCTCGCCGGAGCTATTATGGATAAAGACAAAAAAATACGGAAAGTTTTAGTTTATCTAAATAATAAGATAAGCGTAGTAAACCAATCTGAGACAGAAGAGGTAAAGGAAATCCTTGAGGATGACGATATTACTCTTAAGGAGGTGGTGGAATGGTATATCGACTATGTTTTGTCTCACTCTTAATATTTTGTAGTGGTTGTGTGACTACTAGGGCTACTGTTACATGCAACAAGACTGTTGACTTGACAGGGCAACCTGATAACGGTAGAATGAATGTAGGTGTTCGATTAGAATTGTTCCGAGATTGGACAAGATGAACGTATTACAACAAGAACTAGATGAGTTCAGAAGAACACCAGACGGTAAGGTTATACAGGGATGTAGCCATACGTCTAGAATATTGAGTCATAAATATCGTAATAAAATAATTATGGCTACTTATCAGGATCTTAAAAAGTATGACGGATCATACGATGCTATCGCTTGTTGTGGTACTAGTGGATTAATGGTAGTTCCACAGATAGCAGAATTATTAAAAAAGAATATCGTTGTTGTAAGGAAGAACACAGATGGATATTCGGATTTTATGGTTGAGGGCGCTGATACTTCTAAGTATATTATTATTGACGATCTCATATGCTCTGGTGGCACAGTAAAACATATTATTAAAAATATACAAGAAGAACAACGCAGAGCTAAATGTGTGGGTGTCTACTCTTATATGAGAGATGAGTGTGCTTACAGAACTATACCAGAGTACTGTAAACGTGATCTGGGCGTATCTTATCTGTAACAGCTAAACCGTAAGGTTTGGGTAATTATGGTAAAGCCAGCGGGCTCCGTGAGCGTAAACCCTTACTGGGTAACGACTTACGACCATTTAATTTTTTCCTAAAGATTATTGTTGACAGCGACGATATATATGATATACTTAGAGCATAGCAAGTAACCAATAACGAAAGGAACTAAAATGCCTGCTAATGTTGAATCTATGTTTTACACCGGGGCGAAGCCTTGGCATGGTCTTGGCGAGAAGTTGGAAGATGCTCCAACAATCAGCGAAGCCATCGAGAAGTCTGGTTTGGATTGGGAAGTCGGTGTCAAGGATCTCGTAACAAAAGACGGTTACGATGTTCCTGCAAAAGCTACCTATCGGAAAACCGATGGGACTATTCTGGGAGTGGTCGGCCCAAGATACGTACCACTTCAGAACAAAGATGCTTTCGAGTGGTTTCAGCCATTCGTAGACGCTGGCGAGTGTAGTCTACACACAGGTGGTTCGCTGAGTGGCGGTCAAAAAGTCTGGGCATTGGCTCAACTCAACCGTGACCCTAGCGAGATTGTCAAGGGTGATGAGGTGCAGAAGTTTATTCTTCTCTCCAACAGTCACGATGGCACAACCGCTATTCGTGTAGGTTACACCCCAATCCGTGTTGTCTGTGTCAATACCCTAGCTTTTGCTCACTCTCACAAAGAAAGCAATCTGCTACGTATTCGACATACCAAGAGTGCCCAAACCAATCTTGATAACGTCCGCGACATCATGGACAATATCAATGCACAGTTTGAGGCAACTGCGGAACAGTTCCGGTTCCTAGCTAGTCGAGACTTCAATCAGGCTGACGTTCGCAAATACGTCAAGATGCTGCTGAATGTCGATAAGACTAATGACGAGGATCTCAAGACTCGTACCAAGAATGTCATCGACGATATTCTAGCTACGATTCATGGGCCTAAGCAGGATATGCCCGGAGTTCGTGGTACTTGGTGGGCTGCTTATAACGGCTTCAACGAGTATCTCAATTACAAGAAGGGTCGTAACGAGAACAACAGAATGGAAAGTCTGTGGTTCGGACAGAACGGTGCTTCAAACAACAGAGCGTTGAATCTGGCAACAGAGTACGCTAACGCTCTCTAATCGCTCTCCTTTCGTGGTGTGCGTCGGGCAGGTCATTCCTTGTGGTGGGGAGTGGCCTGCCTTCTTTTATGGTACGAAATGTGCCCGCGAAATTTAGCTAAGTTGTTTACTGACAAGGACTTACGAATATTTTCTAATTGTAATGGAGGCACCTATCCGATATAATGGTATAGGGTTCTATGGTGCAGGAGAGAAAGACATAATATTACTAATTATAATAATGATTGTCTTATGTAAAGTATAGGGTTTGAATTAATTGAATAAAGTCAGCGGATTATGTATATGGGTATTAGTCTTATAAGGAAGGGAGTATACAAAAATACAATACTCGACCCGTTGTACAGGACGATACATATGGTATAATGATACTAGTGTCGATGGTAGGGGCTAACTACGATCTATACTATTATTATAAATAATTATTTTAAGTTGTCAACTAGAAAGTTCTAAAATATGCCGATAATTTTAGTTTTATTAGTCTTCTTCTTGATTGACTGATGCCGGAAAGTAGGGTGTATATATTATTATAAATTTATCTATTCTGTTCTCTAAGAGAATTAGTATTAATAACCGACCTGCATAATATATAACATAATTCAGGATAGTAGTCAAGGAAGGATGTAGTCTTATGGAATATGTATTAACAATATATCTTATAGTTTTTGGGGGCATGGCAGCCCATGATTTAATTTCATCACGTAGAAAGGTTAAGGTTTTAAAATGTCAAGACACGAAAAGAATCTGAGTCTCCCTGTGGATGTTTGTCAACTTTTATGGGAGCAGGTTGAGAAGCCTAAGAATCTTGAGGTATGTAAAGCTATTAATGTCTACGATAATAAGTATAGGGTAAATGTATATACTCGTTCTTATGATGAATTTTGGGATGTAGATAAAGTTAGAATTACTCAAAGTTATTTCTGTGCCGTTAATGGGAAAGAATTAACTATTAAAGCATAGTGTATTACCTAACCTATTAGGTTTGCCCCAGTTGCTCGTAGTCAGCGAAAATCGTAACTTGCATAGTCAGGTTGACGACTTATTATATCAATAGGACATGGTACTAAGGGCTATGGTATCATATTTTCTAATATAGGATTTTGGATATGAAATTTTGGAATAAGTATTATCTACATATAAATATTATTTTATTATCAGTGGAATCTTTCTGGCTGTTTCACCTAATGTATTAGGTTTGCGCCGATGTTAGTCAGTCAGCCAAAATTGTAAATAATTATATATGTATTATGTAAACTAAACAGGTTGTTCCAGATGTTCTCAGTCAGTGGGATATGCTTAATTTTAATATTGACGGAAATCTTGATTGTAAAGTTATGTGCCGAGAAATAGATAGGTACATACAGAAATTTATACAGGAAAAAGGTCATGGGAAATATTTATTAAATATACAAATAAAAGAACCTATAGATGAATTTATACCAGAACACAAGCAACTATCGCTTCCATTAGATAATATGGGGTGATTAAAATGTTTTATAGATATTTCTATAATTACTGCCTCTCATCCCTGCAACATAATCGGGGCAATTAGAATATTTTATATTAAATAATATAATTATATTTTCTTGTCCCACACAATATAATATGAGGCAATTAAACTTTCTTGGTTCTATTGAATCAATTAGGAGATTTTGCCTCAAGATACAATATGGGGTGATTAAATGTTTTTTATTACATTATTAATAAATTAATTCACCTCACCCCTACTAATAGAATAGAACTGGTAGGTATTTATAAAGTTTTATATAGTTTTATATAATTAATCTCTCATATCTACCTTTCTATTTCCTGCATCACTGTTTTTATGCCCCTTTTTGACCATATATGATCTATTTTAGTCTATTTGATTTTATTTTTTACTTATTGCGTATGCCGCTGGTGGAAAATTAGGTATTTCTAGGATTGGTTAAAGAAAGATAATGGTAATAGTCGATACTATTGACAGGTCTGTTCCTATCTGTTATACTGTTATGGTGGATATTGTTAAAAAGTTAATTTTATAGGGGAAAAATGTATAAAAACGTACTTCTCACCGATAGTGAAATCAGGGTATTGTATAAGGTATTAGACCACCACTTTAATCGTTCTTTTATTGATACAAATGCCGAAGATATGCAGAATCTACAAATCATAAAAATAGCATTAAGGGGTTTCATTCCCACAGATTATACAAATGAATATAGTAATCGGGGCTAATTACCCACAAATGAAAGTTAAATAATGGAGATATTCGGTAGAATCCTACATATTAGTGCTATTATAGCTACTGCATGGTTTTTTATAGCTTGTTATGCGGAATGGAATAAGATAAATAAGTAGTAGTTGTGGTGTATTGTTAGTAATCCAAACAAATAAGGTTACTAATAATGGACGAAAAAATAAGATTCAAAATAGTCGATGGTGAAATAAATCCAAAGATAAAATCTGTACAGATATACAGGTCATATAAGTCAGAAAATGATGAGATTAAATGGGGATATGTTGACAGTTTGCATCCTATGAGTATAATGGATTTGACTATTCTTAAAAACACTCTTAATGAGTATCTATTCAAAAATGAAGATTTTTAATGTTGATCTAACAGACATAGACCCTATAGAATGGATTAAGGGTAAAGATATTAGTGAAAGAGGTAATTGGAAACTATCTCTGACCGATCCACCATCTAATCCTGATATTAATATTGATGTGGCAGAAAATGCTCTTTATATTCCAGTAGATGAAAAAATTAAGAGAAAAGTATTCGATTCTGTCACCGGAGATCATGTAATCTACAGTAATTGTATGGGTTATCCTCCCAGTGGAGGAATGAGTTGGCATACAAATGGCGATTTTCCCGGTGCAAGAATGTATGCTAGTTGGAGTGAAACAGGCGATAGTGGTATGTTGTTTTATAAAGACGGGAAAGTAATTGTTGATAAAGATGTTAAAGGATTAAACATAAGATACTTTTTAGCACCTAGTTGGCATGGAGTTTGGTCAAATTGTTATCGTTTATCAATAGGGTTCAGAACTAAATGATAGGTATAAATATACAAGCACCTTTTGCTGAGTTATTATTAGACTTGGACAAATGTGTTGAAACAAGAACATATCCTCTACCACAAAAATACGAGGGAGAAGAATTAGCCTTAATAGAAACTCCCGGTAGATTTGGCAAGTTTAAAGCTAGAATTATTGGTACAATAACATTTAGCCATAGTTTTAAATACAACAGTATGCAAGAATGGAAATCTGATTATAATAGACATAAGGTAGATGAAGATAGTGACTTTGGGTGGAATGAGGATAAAGATAAATATGGTTGGGTGGTTTCTCAGATATATAAATTTGAAGAACCATTCCCAGCACCAGAAAACAAGGGAATAGTGTTCACACATAATTGTGATACTGTAGCACCTACAGGAGTGTAAAAATGTATAATATAAGACAGGAAGATCAAGATAAATATGTAATTTATAAAGGTAATAATGCTTTGTATTTGCCCTGTAAACTTACTAAGAAAAAGAAAGTTGCATTTAGCACAAGAGAAGAAGCAGAAAAATATATTGAATATGTTGACAAATTAATTAAAAGTGGAGCAGAATATCTTGAGCGATACTAATACACTTGGTTATGTAATGATAACTATAATTGGGACATTGTTTTTTGTTGGGACAGGTAGTATAATTATGTCTATAATTACAGAACTTCCTCCATCAGTACCATATAAAAGACCAGAAAATAAAGTAAGTCTTAGTGCTATCAATGGTAGTATATTGAGTGGCATTGATGTGGAAGATAGCCAAAATAACTTTGAGATTGAGATTGACGATGATTTATTGGAGGGATAATTTTTGTATATTGTAGTGACTAATGAGTTGGCTAGATTTGCCGTAGAATTAAGTAAGTTTAATATTGGTGAAAGGGACGATAGAATATTCGGCCCTTTTGAAGAAAAATATATGGCAGAAGAGTGGGTGGATAATAACTGTGGGTCTAAATACTGGACGATTATAAAACTAAATGACAAAGCCATTAACTAGAGAGTATTTATTGTCAAGAAAAATATGTTGTGGCTCCCGGTGTATTAATTGTCCATACACTCCTAAATGGGTGAAGGGCAGTAAAAATGTTAAAAAAAATACTTCTCGTTAGTTTTATTCTTTATTCTAATATTGTGGTAGGGCAGGAAACTGGTATAAAATTCTTTGAACAGAATATCAAACCTGTTTTAACTACACAGTGTTACTCTTGTCATTCCTCTAATTCTAAAGATGTAAAAGGTGGATTGTCTTTAGATACTAGGCAAGGTATATTAAATGGTGGAGATTCTGGCCCATCAGTTGTTCCCGGTAAGATAGATGAGAGTTTATTATTAGACTATATTGAGTCTGGAGATATGCCACCAGATAATCCCCTAAGCGAAGAAGTTGTTAATAATTTTAGACAATGGATTAAAATGGGTATGCCTGACCCAAGGTACAAACATGAGAATAGGGCTGTAGAATTAAGACAGGCTAGAAATTTCTGGGCATTTAAAAAGGTTACTAGACCTCCTGTAGCTAAATATGATGATGGTACAGAGATAGATGCCATATTAAATTTAGAAATAGAAAAACACAAACTAAAACCAGTAGAGGCAGCAAATGATTATACTATTATGCGTAGGCTTTATTTCGATCTTATTGGCCTACCACCGAGTATCGAGCAAATAAAAGGCTATATAAATGATACTTCAGAAGACAAGTATGAGAAATTAGTTGATAGTTTATTACAGGACGAAGGGTTCGGAGAAAAATGGGGAAGACATTGGCTTGATGTGGCAAGGTATGCAGAATCATCTGGACAAGATAGGAATTTAATTAGTCCTTATGCTTGGAGGTATAGGGATTATGTTATAGATAGTTTTAATCAAGATAAGCCATACGATCAATTTATTACAGAACAAATCGCTGGTGATCTACTGCCACATAAAAGTTATGAAGAATATAACAACAATAGGATAGCTACAGGCTTTTTAACAATAGGTACAAAGAATATACAGGCACAAACTAGACAGTTTGAGGCAGATCGTAATGATGACCAGATAGATGCTATTACCAGAGGTTTTCTTGGTATGACTTTAAGTTGTGCAAGATGCCACGATCATAAGTTTGATCCATTTTCTCAGCAAGATTATTATGGTGTTGCTGGAGTATTTAATAATACGGAAAATCTTGATGGTCTGTATAGAGGTAATAATAATACTGGTTATCTTGGAGACTATGAATATTTGGTAACAGAAGAGACAGAGGATTTATACAAAAAGAAAAAGATAAAGGAATGGTTTCTGCTATGTGATATTAAAAACTTAGAGACACAAATAGAATCTATTAAAACATGGAACAAAAGAGTAACGGAGGATCAATTAAACAGAGAATTAGGGAAGAGACAAAAAAGATTAGAAGAAGCAAAAGCTGAGTTATCTGATGAGTATTTAAAATACTTAGAATATTTACAGCCTGTAATGTCTGTCAAAGATAAAGAAAAGATGACAGAAGTTAAACTTGCAATTAGGGGTGAGGTTAATAATCTGGGTGATGAAGTACCAAGAAGATTACCGGAGATATTTAGTGATAGACCTAATCTTAACTTTGATAATGCCAGTGGACGATATGAGTTGGCAGAATGGATCACACATAAAACTAATCCATTAACTTATAGGGTTCATGTAAATAGAGTATGGAGACATTTGTTTGGTAAAGGTATACTAGATAGTTTTGATAATTTTGGTATACTTGGTGGAGAACCTACGAATCTTAAACTGATGAACTATTTATCTACTAAGTTTGTTGCTGGTAGGCTATCAAATAAAAGACTTATTAAAACTATTGTGATGAGTAATGCTTATAAACGTAGTAGTAAGTTTGATAAACATAATTATGAGATTGATCCTGATAATGTTTATTTCTGGAGAATGAATGAGAAAAGGTTAGAGGCTGAACAAATTAGGGATTCATTATTATTTGTATCAGGTAAGCTAGACGGATCGCACAAGAACATAAGTGATTTTCAGACAGATATAAAAAATTCCGGCAAAGAACTAAAAAAGTATATTGCTGAGACAAAAGCTAGATCAATTTATATTCCATCTCTTAGAGATAATAAGATTGAGGTACTGGACATATTTGATAGACCAGATAATAGTTTGCTTAATGCTGAAAGAAGTGTTACGACAGTATCTACTCAAGCATTATTTCTAATGAACAATGATAAAATTATTTTACTGGCAGAAGAAGAAGCCAAAGCGTTAGTTGAACATAATAAAAAGATGGGTAAGACTATGCCCAATATTTTATATCGAAACAATGTAAACAATGTATTTTTAAAATTCTTGGGTCGTCCATCAAATGATGAAGAGAGTAAGAGAGCAATAGATTTCATCACACAAGATGATAATATTCAAGGCAATCTTGCTAAATTTATTCAAGTCGTAATCTGCACAGGAGAATTTCGTAATGTTAAATAGAAGAAATTTATTACAAGCCAGTAGTTTCGGTTTCGGTATGTTAGCATTAAAAGGACTGATGGCAGAAGAGGCTATAAAGAATAATAAAAGAGTTATCTTTATGTATATGAATGGTGGCATGACTCATACCGATACTTTTGACCATAAACCTTTAATGGTTGAGAAAGATGGTACAGATGATCCTGTAAGTAAAGGTAGGAAGATTGTAAAACCGGGAGTACCTTTAACTCCAGCAGGAGATAGCGGTATAGAAATTAGTGAGAACTTTCCACATCTTAGAAAACACGCAGATGATTTATGTTTACTTAATGGTATGAAAAGCAAAACAGGTAATCATAATCAAGCTAGAACATTATTACATACAGGTAATTTTCAATTCAGTAGACCTAGTATGGGTAGTTGGTTATTATATGGATTAGGCACAGAGAACAAAGAGTTGCCGGGATTTATAACAATAGATGCTGGTATTGGGCCTGATAATTATGGTAGTGCTTTCCTACCTGCGATATATCAGGGTACTGCTATCAATGCTGGTAATATTAAGAGTCCTATTCCTAATCTTGTAAACAGATCAACAACAAAAGAAAAACAAAGGAAAGATTTAGACTTATTAAGAGATTTTAATCAGATGCACTTAAAAGATGGTGCAGAAAATAGTAGACTAGAAGGATTGATTGAGAGTTATGAACTGGCTTTTAGAATGCAGACAAGTGTGCCAAGTACTATTGATATAACAAATGAACCTCCAGCAGTATTAAATAAGTATGGTATCAATGATAAGGCTACTGCTAAATTTGGTAAACAATGTTTATTAGCAAAGAAATTTACAGAATCAGGAGTTAGATTTGTAGAGATTGGTCATGGTGGATGGGATATGCACCAGAATATTAATGATAATTTAAAGAAGCAAGCAACTGCTATTGATAAACCTATCGGTGGGCTTATACAAGACTTAAAAGACTGTGGATTATTTGAAGATACTATTATATTATTTGGAAGTGAGTTTGGTAGAACTCCCGGTATAAAAGAAGGAGCAACAGGTAGAGATCATAATAATGGTGGATTCTCTATGTGGATGGCAGGTGGTGGTATTAAAGGTGGACAAAGATATGGTCGCACAGATGATTTTGGACATAAAGCTGTTGCAGAATATAGTATGGATATGCACGATTTACATGCCACTATATTACATCTAATGGGTATTGACCATAGTAAATTAACATATAGATATAGTGGTAGAGACTTTAGATTAACAGATGTGTTTGGTAATATTCAACACGATATTATAGCATAATGGCAAAGAAGAAACCAAGAAAAAAAATTCCTAAAGAATTAGCAATCATTCAGGCAGATAATTGTACTGGATGTGAAAGTTGTTTAGAAGTTTGTCCTGTGGATTGTATATTCCAAATTAAAGATGGAGTAACTCAATGGTGTGAGATTGATCTGGAGACTTGTATAGGTTGCGAACAATGTATCCATGTTCCCGGTGGTAAGGGTAAAATATATGATCTTTTAGTTTGTCCTTGGGATGCCATTGAGATGGTTCCAACGGAAGAAATAGCAGTAGCACAAGCTGATATGGGTGGCCCACCTGAATATATTGAAAAAAATTGGGATAGATTAGTAAATATTGCACAGAATATTGCTGAACTGAAGGGAGGCAAACAATAGTGGTGTATAAGTTTTAAAAGGAGAATATATTATGCAAACTAACAAATACCTAGATGCTTTAAATGAGTATGCTGAAGCGAAATGTATGACAACTAAAGGCGACAAGCCGGGGCCAAAAGACCCTCGCAGAACTCCTGCACCTAAAAAAGATCAGAAAAAAGGTAGCAAGAAAAATAAGCCTGATAGTGCCAAAGATGATAAAGGCAAGATTACATTCAGTAAAAAGACTATTGATAAGCTAAAGAATAAAGTTAGTGAGCATAATAAAAAGGGCAAAGGTAGTAAAGCTACACTAGGAATGTTAAAAGCAGTATATAGACGGGGTGCTGGTGCTTATTCTACTTCCCATGCTCCTAAAATGAGTAGAGATGGTTGGGCTATGGCAAGAGTTAATGCTTTTCTTACACTACTAAGAACAGGTAGACCTTCAAACTCTGGTTATAAACAAGACAACGATTTACTACCAAAGGGACATCCACGCAGTAGTAAATAAATTAAAGTTTGCTATTGACATAAGACGATAATATGTTATACTTGAGGAAACGCTCTTGGAGAACATATTATGGAAACTTTGATTGATCCTAAAGATATTACTAATTACAATCGTACAGACGTAGAACTGCAATCGTTCTGGATATTCTGTATCCTTGTCGCCGGTAAGAATAGCGATACAACTGCTAGATTAGTTACTAAACTACTCAAAGATAGAGGAGATATGACTCCATTTGAGTTTATTAAAAGCCTCAAGTTATCAGAACTTCATAACTATTTGAAGGCACATAAGACAGGTCAGTATGATAGAATACGCAAGGCATTATATTTTTCTAGTAAATTAGATTTGAGAACTTGCACCAGAGAAGATTTGATGGATGTTTATGGCGTTGGGCCAAAGACTGCCAGATTCTTTCTGTTGCATACTAGAGAATTTTGTGACGAAGTTGTGTTAGATACCCATATTTTGAGATGGATGAGAGAAAAATGTGGTATAAAAGAGGCTCCAAAAAATACTCCACAAAACCCAGAAAAATATGCACAATATGCAGGATTGTGTAAATATCTTATGGAGCAACATTATACAGGCTTGACATTGGCTCAAGCAGACCTTATGATTTGGACAGAAATGAGTGGGAGATTAGATTGAACCACAAAGAGTACAAAGAAGAAACTCGACAAAGGTATGGAGAACCTATAGAGTATGTGTTGTCTCGTTTGAAACAAGGTAAAAAAGTTGAATTATTTGATATTATAAATGCACAAGATCAACTAGAGATACTGAGGAAAGATACAGATGCCCAGAAATTATTCTATAAAAGATACGATACAACAAGCTAAAGATGAAATTCATAGGAAGAAAATAAAAAAGCTACAGGATAGTGCAGAACCAAAGATGACTCCTACTTTTCCCTACAGAGATTATGAATCAAAAGATACAATAATTAAATTTAATCAAAAACAAAAAGAAGAAGAAAATAAACCTTCTGGAAAGAAAAAATGGTATCAGTTTTGGAAGTAAGTTTTTACCTAAAGGCGGTAGAAATGATAATAGAAAGATGTACAGAAATATAGATGAGGATGAACGCCTATTAGTAATGGCAAGAAGATATTGGGATGAAGAAGATCAATTAACAGAGGAACAAATACATTGGGTGTTAAAGAATGAAGGATATTCAAAGGACGAAATTAACAATGCGATCAGTGATTATTGGTCTATTCATATACGTTCTAACATTCTCCTTCATTATTGGATTGCACCAATTATTTTAGTGGGAATAATGATAGCTTTAGTTTGTTATGTTCAACAATTAATATGGATTAATACTGGGCCATGAAAAGAAGACATTGTAAATTAGATGATAGATCAATGTTCACTGTTGAACTAGAACAAGTAAATGGTAAGACATTTATTAGTATCATAGATAAAAAAAGTACGCATGAAGATATGCCATATAAAAGTTTTACTAATTTGTGTTCCTATATTGATAACTATAGACTTTTACAATTAGCAGATTTTATATACGATTACTGTAATAAAAAATGAATATTTGGAAAATCTGGTGCAAAGCATTAGGTGAAAAAGCTGGGACGACAGATAGACAAAGCGATGGTATAGCTTTTATTAGAACTATTCTTGTCATGCAAGCTATTGTAACTAATTTATTCATAGTGGCTAACATAATCCGAAATTGGCACTAAAGTTTGGTGTTGACAACGCCGATATTTATGGTATACTTGGACTAAAGAAAGGATTTGAGATGAGTAAAATTATTATAGGATTTAATGGTTGGGTTGAAGCTGATCCTGAACATATAAGATTTCAATACATTGGGCCAGTAAGAGAATCTCAAATGATTATTATTACAGGCACAGAATATCTTCAGCTAGACGAAGATGAACGAGATGAATATATCTTAGAGGATTTGGGTCAAGCGTACACTAATAGTTTTGATGGTGAACTAGATGTATGTGATGTAAGAGTAGAAGAAGACCCAGATCATGTCGCTAAAGAATTTCTCGAAGATTTATTGAAGGATAAGATTTAATGAAATATCTTATTGAAGAAAATGATATGGATATTGTTCTTGATGCACTGGATTCTCTGCATGAAGATATGAGATGGAATAATAAGAATGGAGAAAATGTTGCTCCCTATTCTTACAATTTAAAAGAGGTAGAAAGATTATACTATAGATTTGCTAAGGAGGCTGATGAATAATGGGCAGTGATATTTTTACAGAAAGTGCCGTTGCTATTGAGGTCGTAGATTTTCTTCACAGAAATGAGATTAAGAAGAAAGCAAACAGACAATTAATTGCAAATGTTTTATATCAAGAAAAATATATTGATGAAGAAGCACTTGCTGCTATGACTAAAAACAGAGATGGGTTTATCGACACATTTATTAATGAACTTAGTATCGGGCGGTTTGATGGGGACGAAAGCGAATACTCATCTGGTTATGAAAATGATCGTGAACGTAATGAGTTTATGATTAGAACATTTTGCGAACATACAGGAATCGACCCTGAAAAATTACCTGATTGGAGTCTAAGAATATTTGACAGTAACAGGGAATCAGGTTATGATATAATGACTGATGTGCTGTACATTATGTTTGAGTCATACGGTTTGTTTGAAACTGTAATGACTGATGAGGGCAAAGAACTTGCTGAAACATTAGGTACAGATTGTATTAACGAAACAACTTGGACTGTTCATAGTTATTAATTATGATATATACAAATGACTACCCATATCCCGTAATCTGTTATAGTTGTCATAAAGAATTTGTAATTATAGCTGATAGAAAAGATATAGAGTCTTGGTTGAGTGGAGATAAATATATTCAAGATGCTTTGAGTTATTTATCAGCAGCAGAACGTGAATTATTAATATCCAACACTTGTGATGATTGTTGGAAAGACCTTTATGGAGAAGATATAGAAGATGAGTAAAACAGTTGAATCGTTTAATAAAAATGTTTTTAATTATATCTCTAGTGAGTATGGCAATAGTACTTTAAAGAAAGTACAAACTGCTAAGAACAAAGATAAGGTAAAACATCTTCTTGAAGATTCTCGTAATAGAAGTTATGACGAAGACAGGACTGCTAATAAAATTATAGCTATGCTTAGGTTGAACCCATGAAGGATAACAAAAAATTAAGAGCAGCAGTAGGTAAATTTTCCGCATCAATTAGAACTTATATTCTTTTAGAATACAGGGGTGTATATAATGATATATACTCAAATATAAAAGTTAACAGGGAAGTTAGAAAATTAGTTACGGAATATTATCTTGGTGGTAATACTGTTCCCTTTACCGCTGGACAAGTGGTAGATTATGCTAGAAGTAAATACGGCTTCAAAAAAGATGAATGAGTTATTAATTACTGTTGTAGTAATTTTATTATTAGAAATGTTTTTTCATACATACTTTAAATGAATAGTAATCTAGTTCTGGACAATGAAAAGATAGCAAGAATCATTAGGCTCTGTGAGTCTAAAATAGAAGATCAACATAGACTTGAATCTACTGCCGGTTATGCTGACGACTATAATGATGGTAGAATTGTAGGGCAAGCAGCATTATCTCGTAGGATTTTAAGTATTATTAAAGGACAGGTGTAAATATAAGTATCATGCCATTTAAATCCCTCCTAACCACCACAGGTTTCATTATGATACTTATTACTGTTTGCCGTACTTTGTTTTATCAGTTCTTTTTATTGTTTGTAGGATTATCTGTAGGATTTTTATTAAATGCTGAATATGTAGGATGGAAGTATCCTGTTGTTCAAAACTCAATATACAATATATTTTACCCGATTGATTTTGAAGATGAAGGTGTTCTAAACTTTCTTTATGGTCGAGGTAGATTAAAAGTATTTGGGGTTATGGGTAAATACAAAGATGTAGAGATTATTGAAGAAGCGATGGCAGCAGAAGAATGGTATTGGGTTAAATTTTCCTACACAGATGAAAATGGTAATAGGAAAACTGAGATACAGAATATCAGAGTTAGATGGAAGCCTTGGGAATATTATTATGAAGATGAGGCTATGACTCCAATGACAGATGAAGAAGCCGCAAAGTATATTAATGAAGGTACTTTAAATAGTAGAGAAACAGATAGGGCTTTTAGACTCAGGGATGAGTTAAAAGGCATAAAAGGTAATAGTATTAAATTTTAAAAAGAAAGAGGAATGTTATGAGGACATTTTTATTTTTAACGGTTGCATTATGGGCATCTATCGGATATACTGGTGAGTGGGTAGCAAGTGTACCAGTTACACCTGCACCACCACCATTAGTAGTAGAAACTGCTGTTCCTGCTGTAACGTATGTAGTACCGCAACCAACTGTAGTTTATGGTTGGGTTCCTTACTATTATAATGTTCCAGTTGTTACAGAAAAACGGTGTTGGTTTTTAAGAAAAGAAAGACAAATTACTTATCAACCACAAGTACAATGGTATTATCAACCTTTATATTATAGATAGATAATGAACTTTACACATATAGTAGAAATAGCTTTGGGAGTAGTTTTTGGTCATATTATTATTGACTTTTTAAAAACAACATATTTTCATAAATGGAAATAAAGGAGGTAATTTAGATATGAGCAAAGACAATATTGACAAAGAAGAATCTGGTGATACTATAGATATACCAGTAGAACAACAAGAATTTACTTTCACCTATGTTTATTCGGAGGATTTAAATGAATAGATTTTATAGAGCGTTAGAGGCTAAGTATCAAGCAGATGTTGAGGAAGCGTTAGCAGTTGTAGATTTGTACTTTAATAAATCTGTAGGTGTTGGTGAACATCCAACAGTGATTGAAGAACTTGATAAGTACATGGGTCAATTAGAATCTAGTATGGGAAAATTAGAAACACTAAAGAAAATCTTTAATGCAACCGATGATAATGAACAAGCACCTGATGTAAGCAATAAGTAGACTTGACATTGTAAATTTTTGTGGTATACTTTATTTTTGGAGGACTTGATATGATTAATGAGTATTTAAATTTTGTAGAAGAATGGTGTGAAGTATTAGAGCATAAGGCATTTGCCAAGTATCATGGGCCTCACTCTAAGAATGAGAAGACCACATATTTTTGGTTTAAGATTAATAAGAAGTATACTAAAATTATTCAGACTACTCATGGTAATGATAGTGTTCACGCATTTCTTGAAAATGAAACACTAGATATTTACAAGGCAGCAACTTGGAACGCTCCAGCAAAAGATGCTAGATATAATTTGTTAAGAGATTTTGATCGTGTACTAGAAGTCTGTGAGCCTAATGGTAGTTATCTTTATAAAGGAAAGAAGGTTTATGTCTAGGTTATCTGATAGAGATAGAGCAGAATTGGATTATCTCAATGTGAGAAATGACATAGAAGAATTGGTTGATAGAGTTGGATATGAGAATATCTTAAAACACATGATAGAAAAGTTAGATCATATTGATGATCTTAATAATACTCAAAGCATGTATCTATTCCAGATTATCTCCTCGTTAGAAAAAGTACTAGAAGTTTATCCAAGGCTAGAGAATGTCTGAAGAATATAAACAAATGAGCAAGAAGGATAAGCTACCTTTAAAGTATGCTTGTATTCAACCAGATATAAAACAGCATATATCTCAAGTGCTTGATGGTGTAGGCAATCAAGAATTAAGAGGACATATTAATGATCTTTACGATTTAATTGATTGGCAAATGAAACAGCAATTAAGACAAGAAGCACAAATGATTGCTATTAAACATTTAGAAGCATGGAAAATGTATGATAGACCTTTGAAAGACTATGATCCTACAACTAGAAAATATAAAGATAAACCGGGAGATGCTTACAAAGAATGAATTGGACTAATATAAAACGATGGGCTAAGGATAAGGGCTATAAAGTTGACAGAGAGAAATCTGATAATGTAGATAATCCATATAATTATGAATGGTATCTTGTAGATAATCCCGAAAGAAAAGGAACTATCAATAGTTTAAGTAAATTAGCTATGGATATTTACAATGATATTACAGATAATAAACATATTGAACATCAAAAAAGATATAGACAACAACAACTCCAGAAGGAAATAGACTATGACTTCGGATCATGGTGATGATAAGCCAATTAAAAAACAATCAATAACAATGTCTACTATTTTCGGCAAAGCCATAGAAGCAGTTGTTGCTTATGTTGTATTGTTTTTCTTTAGGCCAGTATGGGATAGATTAGTAAAGTGGTGGAATACGAGTGATAGTGACAAATGATTTTGTATATTTCCATAAAGGTAAAACTGGTGGAGACAAATTCTACAGTTTAATGAATAGCAATACTTGTTTTACAGAAAGTATTGTATATCAAAATTATAATCCCGGTAAATATGGACGTAACAATAATTGGCAAAAACATAATAGTATATTTGACTTACTAAGACTAGGCTATGACATAGATACTTTGCGATGTTTTTTGGGGTTTAGAAAATTATCATCATGGTTACTATCTTTTGCGAATCATCATTTCTATAATAATTTTAAATACGATTGTGCGATAGAGCATATCAATAAAAAATTAAATAAAGGATTAATAATTAAACATAACGATCCTTCTTTATTAAAAGAACTTAATATTTATGATGATTGGAACTGGATTTATGCTGACACTATTTGGCATGTCCTAACACAACTTACAAACAAACCAACTTTTATTCGTCAAGAGTATTTACTTGAAGATTTTAATCAAAAAATAGCAATACCTTACTATAATGTAAAGTTAAGTAATGGTTATAACAATTTAATTAATGCCTTTGACAAATCAGACAGTCCGTTTAAAATAAATGATATAGAAACAATTTACAGAAACAATCCTAAATGGTCGGATATTGAGAAAGAATTATATAATGACGAAAATTCATAGTGCTAAATTAGTAAGTGTTACTCCAGATGCAGAAAAAAATATAGCTTATTGTGCTAGAGTGTCCAACCCAAACAATCAAGATAGCAATAGTATTGCCGGTTTACTTAATTATTGTATTAAGCATAAGCATTGGTCTATATTTGAGATGGCATTTATGACTCTTGAGATTAATACCAATAGAGGTATTGCCGCACAGATATTAAGACATAGGAGTTTTACTTATCAAGAATTTAGCCAACGATATGCTGATGCCGGTTTACTAGATGATGAAATACCTATACCTGATTTACGACGACAAGATCATAAGAACAGACAGAATAGTATAGACGATATTAGCGGAAACAAAAGAAAAGCATGGGAAGCTATGATAGCCCAACATTTTTCCAGAGGTAAATACTTATATGATCTTATGTTAAAAGATGGTGTTGCAAAAGAATGTGCTAGATTTGTTTTGCCGTTAGCAACTCCTACTAGAATATATATGAGTGGTAGTATTCGTAGTTGGATTCATTATATAGATTTAAGAAGTGCTAATGGTACTCAAAAAGAACACATGGATATTGCATTAAGTTGTAAAGATATTTTTAAACAACAGTTTCCAATTATATCAGTTGCATTAGGATGGGCAGAAGATGATAAATAGTTTATTACATTATATAGGATTATGTCCATGTTCTCATTCTCATATTGATTTAATGGACGTTATATTAATATTTCCATTTGCGTTTATCTGCATGAAATCTACAATAACAAGTTGTATGTCTTTCTTTAAAGTTTAGCTTGACACTTGCCGATAATTAATATATAATCTTCTAGTGGAGGCAACAACTATGCGATTTGGATTATGCTGTATATCTCTTGATCTTCAAGAACTAGAAGAACCATACAAGTTTCAGACTATGACGTACAAGCGTTTTAGTTCTCTTCCCCGCGACGAAGCACTAGACATTCTAGGTTCTCGTATCCTCAATAACATGCAGGTGACTCATGCTACCATACAACACTGTGCAGAAAACGATTATTGCTATAGGATCAGTAGTGATTTATTTCCTCTTATTACTTATACTGCTGCCAATATTAGCCTATCTGACCTCCCTCAATATACTGACATCATGGAGGAAATAGCAGCAATAAAACAAACTATAGAAGATACACAGGTTAGGGTATCTTGTCATCCTAGTGAGTTCAATGTTCTTGCATCCACCAATACCGATGCAGTTAATAGAACTATCACAGAACTAAATTTTTATGCAGATTTCCTTGACATGCTAGGTTGTCCTGCCGATTATAATTGTCCAATGAATTTGCATATCAATAATCGTGAGGGAACTAACGATGAGGTGGTGGACAGGTTTATACAGAATTTCAATAGACTTAACGATAATTGTCGTAGTCGTCTTGTCATTGAAAATGATGATAAACTTAATTGCTGGTCTGTTAAACAACTCGTAGAAGATTTTCATCCCAAGACCAATATACCAATTACCTTCGATTATCTGCATCATACCTGCCATCCTGACGGGTGGACAGAGGAACAAGCAGTTCTAGCCTGTGTAGATACATGGCAAGGCTATAGACCACTTTTTCATTACAGCGAATCTGCACCGGGAAACAACCCACGCAAACATGCAGATTATGCAGAAAAAGACTTCTACCAATACGGCGAAATCGACTATGACGTAGATATGGAACTAAAAATGAAAGACAAAGCAATCGCTAAATTTTTGGAAGGTGTATCAATATGAGTGGATGGTTAATTGTGCTAACTGGTTTAATTTACTTATATGTAAGTATAGAACAGTTATGGAAAGGTAATCCCGGTATGGGTATTGCCTATTTTGGATATGCTTTTTCTAATATCGGATTGTACTTATTAGCGTCTAAATAAGGAGCAGTTATGACTGAACCAAAAAGATTACCTATTGATCCACAGAGAACAGAAAGCAGAGAAGACAAAATTAAAAAAATACCTCTGCCAAGTTTAGAGAAAGAATTTTACGATTTAATTTCAGAAGCAGAACGCTATAAAGAACAACAAAAAAATCAAAGTGATTCTTGACAACTGCCGATATGTATAGTATACTTGGATACTCTTAGAAAGGATTGTAATTATGACTTGGTTAGAATTGTATAATTTTTTACACACTAAAGCGAATGATGTATCAAATTTAGATAGTAAAATGTGGGATCAACATATTGTTGTACATAATGGCGAGACAGGTGATGAGTATGGGTGCGATATTATTATTTTTGAAGATGACCCAGAGAAGCGTCACGTTTTAGCATTTAATAATAATTAAAGAACCACTTGACAAATGCCGATAAGTATGTTATACTGGTAGTATCAGTTTATTTCACAGGAGATTGATTATGCCTAAAGGTAAAAAGACTTGCGAAAAATGTGGACATGAATGTGGCCCAAGAGCATATATGTGTCCAGAGTGCCAACATCCTTTTATGTTTGCTCCTAAAAGCAAAGAGAAAAGAATGACTAGGATTATCAGGAAGTTTGATTGGAAGGAACTTCAAAAAGGTGATAAGATTAAAGCTACAGGAGGATGCTACTATATTTCAGATGAGGGTGAGTTTATCCCGATGGGATGTAGAGGTAAATTTACTGTAGTTGGTTTAGACCACAATGGTATCTTAGCCTATGGAGTAAAAGAAGGTGGATTTTGTCATATCTGGATGGGTGATGACGAAGTATGTTCAGACACAAAAATTCATAGGACAAAACACAGACTTGCTAAACTATTACCTAAAAAGGTGAAGGCAAACTAATGGAATTTGGAATCAAAAAACTTGATGAAGTATCTGATATTATTAGAGAACAAGCGGCAGAAAGTTTGTCAGAAGAATATCATACATCTACTTTGGACAAATTTGTAACTATTAATCAGATAGAAGATGTAATTATTGAAAACAGTTTAGGCAAAGACAGTGAAGGTCTGTATATAATTAATATGGATATATTTGCCGATGTATTTGATATAGTAAGGAATATGATTTATCAATCTGCATTGTCAAAATTAGCGGCATCTGGTACAATAGAGTCTGCTTGGGATAGTGATAAAGATAAGATGGTATTCTGGATAGATTCTAAAGTTAGTGGAGTGGTTGACTTAACAGACCCGCCGGATTATAATATTGAAGATATGTAATTAAGATTGTTGGATGTGACTACAATAATCTTATTGTTTTTAGGACAGTCACTTGTGAGGTAGAATATGACCAAGCAGGATAAGGTTTTGAATTATCTGACGAGGGGTAAGACCCTGAGCCAAGATAGTGCGTATAGTATGTTTGATGTTGGTAATCTTCGTGCTACAATTAGCGATATTAAGCCAACATTAAAGTCTCAAGGTTTTAGCATTACCAAGAGTCGAGGCCGACAGGGTGAAACTCGATACGGTGCAACCAAGAGCAGACGCAGGGCAACGGCTCGACGTTAAATGAATTAATCAGTGGCTCAGTAAAAGCCCTCCACAAGAGTATATCTGGATATATTATTATTAAAAAAGGTATAGATAGTATGGCTTCCTATCCCACTGACATTCATCCTGCAACTTATATATTATGGTTATTACTTATGGCTAGTATTGTAACAAATTTTGTTCAACATTCTCAAATAAAAAGACTTGACAAACAATTAGCACCTGTTATAATTAGACAAAACATTGAAGCGTTTACAAAACCTTTGGAAGAAAGAGTAATAAAAAACAATACATATAGTGAGGATAGCTACCTTGCTATAGGACGGTGACTGAAAATGTACCAGCCAGCATGAGGGTACAACAGTACATGATGCTCAGGAGGACGGGCAAGTGCCATACAGTCTTGAGATAGTGGTTAAAAGTAGGGGAATTTGACATATCATGCCCTGAAAATTTGGAGGTAAATAAAAGTAAGTCCTCCCCGTCCATAATACAACCCTATTGGGGGCGTACTGGTTTCGACAGGTGAATAGAAGTATAGATCGCATCGACTGGTTGATCTAAAGGCCAGTTTAAAAATAGATCACATTTTAGTTGCCGATACTTCTGTATTAGCACTCGCTGCTTAGTGAGGGAGGTTGCCTAAACCTTCTCGCCCAATTAGGCTGACTCCGATAATCGGATAGGGAATTTATACCTGAATTAAATATAAAAATAAGTGTAATCACTTTGACGTTGGAAAGACAAACAATTTTGTCTGTAGTATTAATAACAACAGACTAACGATGTAGAAGTTTATGTGGAATTTATACTGGACAGGGGTTCGATTCCCCTCGCCTCCACTTGCCGGAAATAAGTTAATTAGATGACCATACTAAATTATTTAGTGTTTACTTTTTCTTAACTTGACCGGCAGAAAAATTTTTCTATTATAGCTACACGAACTTAATAAGTGTTCTTGACGCAACTGCATCAATTATAAGAACCACCTTAGTTCGCTTTTAAAGTTTTAAATTTTTATACTATTAAAAGAACAAGAGTTCTTATAGAAAGAAGATTATTATGTTAAGTAATAAGATAGATATTGTTATAGACTGCGGAAGAAATACTGCTAATGTTTACTATGTAAATGAAGATCGTTCAGAAGTTATCACGCATGATAAATTACCAGACCTTCCATTTTCTTTACCCGAAGGTAGTTTAATTGTAACAGAAGCAGCACATCTAGCCGTACCTAGAACCAGAAAATCTAAGGCTCAGGTATTAAAAGAAGATCAATTAAAATTATTCTATCAGAATGTAGAAGTAAATAATTGTACTCTAAGATTTTGCGCTCAAGACCTTGCTCCAAGAGTAAGACAGGTAGCACGTTTAGCAGGAGTAATTACTGGCGATAGTAAAGATAAGCTAACGGATGAAGATGATTGTAAAGCTATTGCCCACTTTTATAATACCAATGATAAACTTCGTGCCGGTCTACAAAAACCTCCAACAAGTTTTAACAAAAACAAAAGAAGATTGAGTGGTGAAGATTTTAAAATATCTATTAATGACCATTTAAATAGTTCAAGGGGTAGCGATAATGATGTTGAAAAGAATACCTATCTAATGCAACTAATTATTGACAACAAAGAATTACTTTACGACTGTTTATCTCCAGAATCAAGAGAAGTTGTAAGACTTGAGAGAAGTAAAAAAGGTACTGTAACAAAAACATCTCTTAATAAAGGTATGACTGTTATCTATACAATAGGTTGTACAGTATATGACTTTGATGGTAATGTTATGACTAGATATGATAATAAGATTCCCGGTTGGAATTTTATTGATAGGTATGTATTATGTTCATCGCCTAATCATAGAAAGGGTGGAGTTGCTCGTTCTAATCTGTGGTTCCATGCTTTTAAGGGATATGTTACTAGGTCTACAGGAACAACTGAGAAGAGAGTTTATACTCCTGATGATCCAGAGATTAATTTTGCTAGAACTTTCAAGATGGATATTAAGGGAGACATGAAAGATGTAAGAATCAAAAGAGGCCATTTTAACTCTAAGGAAGATGCTAAATTCTTAGAATTAAGAGGCAAGTTTAAAAAATGCCTACAAGAATTACACACTTTCTTTTGTACTCTAGCTATTAAAAATGGTGAGGGTAAATATGAATTGCTAGGTGATAATCGCAAGTTGTTTACTAATTCTCAAACTAAGCTGTTTGATTAATTAACCACAACTTTTTATACGGGGCAATTAGAACATCTTGTATTATTTGATATGATTATTATTTCTTGCCCCAAATAAAACATACGAGGTGATTATAAATTTTTGATTTATATAAATTAATTAAATCATCTCACCTCAAAACATTATCGGAGCAATTAAATGGTCTTAATTTCCTTATGAATTAATTATTTTCTCTTGCTCCATTTAAACTTATGAAAACTAAAGTATTACTATTATCGGCACTGTTAATATTAAAGAGTATTAATATAGTTCAGCATAATCCTGTATTCAAGTTTTTAATAGATGGCAGACCGAAGCAGATAATGTATTGGAATGTCACCCCTAGAATAATTCATATTGATATAGAAGTAATACAACCAATAATTAAAAAAGATTCTGCCGCTTTTGAATCTTTAAATATTTTTTTCTTTCCTAAAGATTTTGATTTAGTTCATACAATTAGTTGGAGATATGTAAAATTTATTGAAGCATAAGGTGTATAGTAATAGTGTTGCAGCATCACTATAACTTGGAAAGGTACACCTAATGTTCAAAAAATCAATTAACCATTTGGAAGATAATGACATGACATATTGGGAACACTTTAGGTTTGCCTCGGGTTATGGTGTTGAATGTATCTATCATGGTTTATTACTTATATTACATTCTATAATACCGGCGTATTTTGAACGCACTGGTAGTAAACTGGTTAACAAATTAAATAAAGTTTTTACAGAACAGAATGAATATCTCTCACTTAAAAATCGAGTAGAAGCGTTTAAAAAAATAGTTTACTACTATCGCTCTAAAGAATTAAAGTAAAGTTTACTTGACAGACATGACGATATGAGATATACTGTAGAGAACAGGAATCACAGGACACAGGATATTATAATGAACAGTACAGAATATGTTATGGCTATGGTCAATGAGTTGCGTAACAACAGCGGCACAAATGCCAAGCAGGATATTATCGCTAAGTATTGTAAAGCAGGTAAAGAAGAGGATAACGGAGATCAACTCCATGCTAGAAACGTACTAAATCTAGCACATAATGACTATCTCATGTATGGCTTAACAAGTAGCCAAGTTAAAAAGCGACCAGACTTGTCTTTCGGAGATTGTGAACCGGGATATGGTTTGTGTCAACTGTTTAACGATTTAACCCTTCGTAAATATACAGGACATGATGCTATTAGAATTGTTAATGCTTATGTTAATAAATTTCCTGAACAAGAAGAACTTGTATATTGTATCCTAGACAAAGACCTCAAGACTAAGGTTGGTGTAAAACTTATCAATAAAGTTATTCCTGACTTTATCCCAGAGTTTAGTGTTGCTCTTGCAGAAAAATATGAACCTAAATTAGTGGAGTGGGAAGATGAGTGGTTTGTTTCAAGGAAACTGGATGGTGTTAGATGTCTCGCTATTGTTGATAATTTTGGCAACACTACCTTCTATTCCCGCACAGGAAAAGAGTTCCTTACTCTTGGTGTGGTTGCTGATGGCATTAGTGCTTTGGGACTTACTGATGTAGTATTTGATGGTGAGTTATGCTTGATTGATGAAGATGGTAATGAAGACTTTCAGGGTATTATGAAACAACTCCGTAAGAAAGATCATACCATTGAAAATCCTTCTTATAAAATATTCGACATGATGACCCAAGATGAGTTTAAGGCCAAGAAAAGTAATGACAATCTTTATCAAAGATACAAGGAACTATTGTTTACTATGGAAGACAATGAATGCCCCTGCCTATCTGTACTAGAAATGGAGATAGTAAATGATGATGACCACTTTCAACAGTGGGTATCTAAAGCAGATAATAATGAATGGGAGGGAGTTATGCTGCGTAAGAATGTGCAGTATAAAGGTAAGCGTAGTAAAGATTTACTCAAAGTAAAAACTTTCCATGATGCTGAGTATGAAGTACTAGATACTGAAATGGGTATGTTTCCTCTTACATTAAATGGTAAAGAATGTGAAGAAGAAATGCTATCCTGTGTTTATATTAAACATAAAGATAACCTTGTCAGAGTTGGTAGTGGATTTAGTATAGAGCAGAGACAATACTTTTATAAAAATCCTGATGCTATCTTGGGTAAGGTTATAACTGTACAGTATTTTGAAGAGACTAAGAATCAGGAGGGAGGTATCAGTCTTAGATTTCCAACATTTAAAATATTACATGGAGACATGCGAACAGTATAATGGATACATTTGATTGGCAAGAATATATCAATAATAATTCTGATTTAAAAGAAGCAGGTATTGATAATGAATTAGATGCTATGAGGCATTTTCTGAATCATGGCATTAGTGAAAAAAGATATTATGGGGATGCCTTTTTGTCCTCTAAAATTATCCCAGCATTAAAACCTCCTAATGTAGATGCTAATGTAAGTATTGTTCTCGGATGTAAAAATCGTGAGAGGATGTTGAATATTAGTATACACTCTTGGTTATACTATCCTGAAGTAAAAGAAATAATTATTACTGATTGGAGTTCTGATAATCCTATAAGCTATCTTGAGAAAATTGATCCTAGAATAAAAGTTATCAGAGTAGAAGGTGAACAATATTATAATGCTAGTACTCCAGTAAATATGGCTATCAAAAAAGCCACCAATCCTATAATTATGAAATTAGATGTTGATTATGTAATTAATCCTTATGGTAATTTTTATGATTTAATAAATATAACCAAAGATGAGTTTATTAGTGGTAATCATAAAGATACAGACATGGACAATGATCTTAATTTTGTTAAAGGTATGAATGGTTTCTTGTGTGTATATAAAGAGCATATAGAGGCAGTAGGATACTACGACGAATCTGTGGAGAATTATGGGGTAGAAGATTGTGATATGTTTAAAAGATTAGTTCAGCATGGACTAAAGAGAAAAACACTTAGATTTAATTCATATAATATTCCTATATATCATAATCCACATAACGATTTTTATAGAACAGAAAACTTTAAAGAAAAAGATACACTGTTTAACCACAGAAAATACGGAGAGATAGAAATTAATTAATATGAAAAAAATATTTATCATGTCATTAGGTAGAACAGGCTCTACTTTTTTATGCTCCCACTTTAAAAATTATACATATAACTCATCTTGTAATGTATATAATGCTGGTGAATTTTTTGCATTTTGGCCTATGCACTTTTATAAACAAATAGATTTTTTAAAAGAAAATAGTTTAGAATTGCCTAAATCTTTTGTAGATTTTATGTCTAATTTAGTTTACTATAACAAATATGCTAAAGATTCTGGTACATTTTTTCATTGGGTAGCACCAGTGCAAAAACATTATGGTTGGAAGAAAGATTCTAAAGAAGAAAAAGATGGCTATTATTTACATGATGGATGGCCCTACACATTAAATATGCTAGATGACTTTTGTAAAGAAATTGCAAAACTAAACTGTATAGATTTTTTTATTCATAAACATATTGCTCGTATTAGCGAAGAATTTGGAGATGAATGGTCTTATGAAAATGTTATAGGCAAGGCAGACTGCATCATAGTTAATTATAGATATAGCGTATTAGATAGTTTTATTAGTTTGATGAAAGCTATGAAATCTAAACAGTGGATGAACAAAGTATATGATCCTATCTATGATAATAAAATATTATGGAACAAAGATTGGTTTATAGACTATGCAATAAAACGATACCAAGCATCTTATAATGGTGTAAGAGAAGCATTAGAAAAACTTAACAAGCCTTATTTTACAGTTAGGTACGAAGATTTTACCAACCCAAATACAGATCAACGCAACTATTTAAGTGAACGTCTTTTAAACACAGGGGTTTTTGGTACTACTGAAATAGAAGAACTATTATCTGACCATAAACCCAAAGTGATTAAACAATCTAAACCTAGAGAATTTTATGAAGACTGTTTCTCAAACCCTGAAGAGTTTAAAAAAGATTATCACGAAATCAAACATTTAACAACCTTCACATATTAAGGATTTATTATGATTATTTCTCACAGCAAAAAATTTGTTTTTTTAAAATCTGTTAAAACTGCTAGTACTTCAACAGAAAGACTTCTTGAAACAGTATGTACGGGTGAAGATATTATTGGATGGAGAGGCCCACCTCCTAAACCAGAAGGCACAGAGTATTATAATCACATGAAACCCTCGCAGATTAAAGCCAAAATGTCCGAAGATGATTGGAATACATATTATAAATTTGGTAATGTTAGAAATCCTTGGGACAGAGTAGTTTCTAGTTATTTTTATAGAAAAGATGTTTTATCAAAGAGTCCTTACAATACTACAGATTGGGTGGATGGCGAATCATTTGAACAGTTTGTTCTTAATAGAAAATTACCCGGTAAATTATCAGTGTTTTTTGATGGGTTTACAGAAATGGATTTTTTGATTCGTTTTGAAAATATAGAAGAAGATATTCAGACTGTTTCTGATACCCTTAATTTAAATTTGAATATTGATTTATTACCTCATACACATGAAGGTATTAGAGAAAAAGATTATAAGACTTACTATAATACAGAAACAAAAGATTTTGTGGCACAACACTATGCGGAAGAAATTGCATATTTGGGATATACATTCTAAAGAATAGCACTTGACAAGACGATAATAGTAGTGTACAATCGTTAGTATCACAGGACAAAACTTTTGGAGACTACAATGGATAATTTGGAAACTAAACCAGCAAAGCAAACTACATACTGTCGCTCTAAGGCAGACGACTTTTTTAATAATTTTGCAGCAGAGAAAGTAGACGCATATAAAGACTACTGGGAAAGTGTTGCTCCACAAACAGACGGTGATCGTTTTCGCCGTTATCTTTTTGCATACTGTTCGGTTCATACTTCATGGCAAGGTAATTGTCGCGGCTATGAAGCTATTAAGAATTACGAAGAATGGATTGATGATAAAGAAACTTTATTAGATAAGCTGAAACATTCTGGTGTTGGGTTGTATAATAATCGTACAAAGTATATTTGGGATTTTGCAACACAATTCTGGGCTAAACCTACAGACTTTTATTTGACAACAAAGAAGTATCATGTCAAGAAACGCGATGCTATTGTAGAAAAAATTATTGGTCTGGGTATGGCTAAAGTTTCTTTCGCACTAGAAATGATCCATCCAAACTTCGCTAGAGTTTTATGTGGAGATGTTCATCAATTACGACTTTACGGAATGGAACATCTAACATATAATAAAAGCAAACAAGGTGTATCAAAATATAAAAGAATGGAACAACATTGGAGTGTTAACTGTGGCAAACTTAAAGTTCCTTCTTATATCGCTAGATGTATATATTGGGATGCTTTACAAGACAAGGATGATAGTAGATACTGGTCTTACGTTCTGGAGGCTTAAATAATGAGCGAACAAAAAAATGGAAAGGGAGATATTAACAGACCTAAAACTGTATCGTATGAAGAATGGGCGAAAAATTACGAAAGAATTTTTAAGAAAGAAAAAGAAAAATGAATCATACTCTGCTAGAAGTATTGAGTGTATGGTGGATAGTTGTGGCGATTGATCTAAGTGTTGTTTATGCTTTTGTTAGAATTGTAAAGAATACAGAAGACTCAAAGGTGTAATAAATAATATTGACTTACTCTATAAGGAGATATTATGCGAAATACTTTTGTGCTAGATAATACTTTAGAAAATAAAACTTTGACAAAGTTAGGTAACATTTGTTATGCTAAGATACGAATTAAACATATTCAAACAATGTTGCAAAGAGAACTGGATAAAAACGAAAAGGTTATAGAATATATTAAGGAACGTAATAATGTATAATGAATTAATGCCGGTGTATGGGGATTATGGCACACTTTTGATGCTTGGTTTTAATCCTCTTGAAATTGGAGATATTTTAAATGCAACTACACAAAGATAGTACAAGAGGAATGTTCTGCGGAGTATGTGCAGGCATTTCTAATGTAACAGGTATTGACGTAACATTAGTAAGAATCGCAACTATTTTAGGTTCAATTTTTACGGGTAGTTTGATTTTCTGGGTTTATCTTTTATTAGCAATCCTGTTGCCGAAGAAAAATTAAAGATTTGCTCTTGACAAAGACGATACTTGTGATAGAATAAAAGAAGTTTAGGGATTTCTTCACTAAAAAATCCCATTTATTTTTGAACATAATTTTGGAGGACTGAGATGCAAACTAGGACTCGTTGTAATGACGAAAAATTTTTAGAAGCAGTATTTTCTAGTAAGACTTATGCTGAGATTTCAGAAAAGACAGGACAAAAAGTTGCTTCTACTATGGCTAGGTATGCCAGAACAAAGAAGGCACTATCTGCTAGAGGTATTGAACTACCTCAAATGCAAAGAAAGAAGCCTGTAAAAACTGTTAATAATATTGAAAACATGGTGGAAATTGTGCAAAGATTAAATGCACATCATTCTAACAACAGTTGAATATATTCGGGAGTGTAGTCCAAAGGCAGAGAC